GGTTTTTGCCGCGCCCTCGTTAAACGCAAAATTTCGCCCCTGTTTTTCCGCTGGTTACCATTTTTTTTGGCATATTGCCACGTCTCCTGCGGTATGCTGGCATTTCTTACGGTTTATGCCCCTATTTCGCAGAAAGGGGTATCAGAAAAAGTACTCGACCCCTCCAAGGGATGTAAAAAGCTCAGTATTTCCACTTTTCAGAACGGGCGGCCCCTCATATCGGTACTTTTTTAGTCGTTTGTGCCAGTCCTTCTCCGATGCAGCGCACATTCCTCCGTCCTTGAACCGGACTTCATCGAGCACGGTAAAGGTTGCCTGCTCCACCATACGGAACCGCTTCTTCACGCTCCGATTGGTGATGCCAATCTTGTAGAGTATCCCCTGAACAGGGTGAGTGATCTCAAGGAAATACAGGATGCCGGGAAGGTCATTGCGGAACCCCGTAAGGGAGCACCCAGGACACCCCTTTCCAGCAAGTATCTGTCCAGGCTTTGCCTTCCACTCATATCCACACTTTTTGCACTTATGCAGAATCTTTTCATCCGAACCCTGATACTCCTCTACTGCCCACACATCCATAGGGAGTAGCCTGTTCTCATATTCGCTGTTTAGCATTTTTTTGGCTCTCCGAAACCCGCACGTTGTACACACCCTGCCCGACAGCACGAAAGAGGGTTTTGTGATCCACGGGGTACCACAGGAGCACACGTGCTCAGTGTGCTTACTCAACCCTTTGAACTCCCCCACCAACTCAACGCCCTTCAATAGTGCGTTGGCTTTGTACTTGCAGGAGGGGCATATCCCCTTCTGCGCTTTTTGGTATCCGCACGTAGGGCAGATAACTAACCTTTTTTCCTCCTCTATGCCTTCCCACTTTTCCGCGATCCTGATACTCCTACATACCCTGCACTCCTTAGCAGAAAGCACGTTCGAGGGCTTATCAAACTTGACAGTCCTGCACTTTAAGCACCTGTGGCGGAGTTTCTTCTTAGCCCCCACATACTCCTCTATTGGCTCATACCCTACCGCCCGAACCTCTTCGATATACTGCTCTTGTGACTTCTTTGGTGAACCCATAAAACCTCCTATTTTTGGACATAGTACCAATACCTAAAAGCGGGTCAAGCACATTAAGCAATATCTAAGTACCTTGTTAATTCCAAACGTCAAACCAAATAAACTTTTTGCATTTACCAAGACCTCAAAAATTTTTTTACCTTTTTTGAAAATTGGTGGTTGACTTACCGAGCAACTACCCCTACCATCGACCTGCATACGCAGGGAGTTCAAGGTTTAGAGTATTGTAGCGTAGCCAACTTAAACCTTGAACCCCTCCCCGAGGTCGATGCCGAAAGGGTATTGGAAAGATTTTTTTATGGAGAATTATGTTATGTCGAAAAGCCATTTAGAGCGAACTTTAAAATGTTTAAAAGAAGCTAACTTCCTCGTCCAGAAAGTGGAAAATTTTAACGCATTTTCTGGAACACGACACGACCTTTTTGGCTTCATCGACATACTTGCGTGTCACCCCCATTACTCGACTATTGGGCTTCAAGTCTGTGGTGATGACTGGTCTTCTCACGTCAAAAAAATGACCGGCGACCGGCGCGAGGCAGTTATCCTCTGGTTGCTGGCCGGGAACCGATGCTTGCTGATCGGATGGCGGGAACTCAAAGACCAAGGATGGGTACCCCGTGTCAAGGAGTATACCCTGAAAGGAGATTTTCCAGAGATAACCGATGAAGCCTTGGTCACACTCCGAGGAACTCCCGCCATCCGTCTCCCGTGGCTGGAACCTAACCCCCTCAAAAATAATCCTCCTTTAACAAAAGATTTCTTTTGACAACCCTATCTCCCCGTGGCACCCTCATCCCAACTTAACTGAAAGGAGTTCAAGTGCCAAAAGGACAGATACCGTGGAATAAAGGCTTAAAGGGGTTCCGGCCATCCCCCGCGACAGAGTTCAAAGCAGGAGGAAAAGATCACTGCTGCTGGAAAGGCGGAGTACAGCACAACCAGAACGACTGCATCTACCTGCAAGACCCCAACACCCCCTACGTCAGAGTTCGCCGCCCTCGCGCAGTATGGGAGGGAGCCCATGGCAAACTCCCGCAGGGTATGGTCGTCATCCACTTGGACGGCGACCGGTACAATGACGCACTGGAAAACCTCAAAGCAATAACCCGCGCCGAGAACATGGCGCGTAACTCAAACAACACACCAAAAAACCCAAAGGGAAGGACTATATGAACAAATACACACGCCACGCATCACACACCGAAGTCGTTCTGACCGGACTCGGTACCGCCTACATGGACAACGATGTCTTCGACCAGCTAACCCTTAAAGGGGCTACCGAGTTCAAGCTGTCCGCTTACATGGGTAGCCAGTTCGTCGCCGCCCTGATACCCGACGAAAAGGGATACACCAAGAAGCACAGCGTTCGCAAACTGGCCGCCGCGGGAGTCCCCGACAAGGACAAAATCGCCACATGGCCTGAAAGCGTATTGGAGTGCCGCCGCTCCCACATGGCACTGAAAGAAAAATATGCTCGTGATCCCGACCGCGCACGGAAGATCCCCAAAGGTGTTTTGATCGACGACGAAGATTGGGAACGCCTGAAAGACCTCCACATGGAAATCAAGTCCCCCGGACGTGACCAGCCGCGCTTCGTGGCAGTCAGAACCGCGGATGGAATACGCCGCCTTCACCGGATGATTATAGAGAACGCCGTGCCTATCAATGGCGACTATCTGGACTGCCGCCGTGCGAACTTCGCCGTGACCCTGCCTGAGATCACAGAAGAGGTGCCGGTCGGAGGCGGGACGGTGCTGTTGTCAGCAAATGACGTGGAACTGTTCAACCTGCTTGGTATAACCACGTTCGCGGTCGTAGACGGGGAGGTGATAGCCTACCGGAACAAATCATGGACTCCGCTGGGTAAACTGCTGTCCATGATGGCCAACGCCCCTCTACCCGAAGTGGGGCACTATGAAGAGTTCACTCAGACGTGGGACTTTCGCAGAGGAGCCACTCCCGAAGACAGAGGAGGACAAGCGTGAAAGAAATCCGTCCATGTAAAAAATGCGGTCGTCCTGCTGAGAAGCGGTTCCGCCCCCAAGGGACGTTCTATTGGATATGCGACTTCTGCGCGTCGGTGGCGAGCCGGGTGCAGGAGTACCGCAGACTGTCCACCGACGAACTGCTCGACCGGAAAGAAAAGATAGTGGACTCGCACGGCGCAGGGCTGAGAGCGATTGAAGAGGTGTTGAAGAGGCGGGGGGAATAAGATGGACACAGCAATACACTTTTCAAGCAAGACGGATGAATGGGCAACCCCGATGGACTACTTTGAAACCATAGTCGCGGAGTTTGGGACTTTCGATTTAGACCCCTGTTGTACGGAACAGTCCGCCAAAGCCAGAAGATTCTACACCAAGGAAGCAGACGGGCTTAACAGGCATTGGGGGGGGAGAGTTTGGATGAACCCACCCTACGGGAGAGAAATAGGAAAGTGGATGAAGAAGGCGTACGAGTCCTCCGTGGACGGGGCATTTGTCGTGTGCCTCGTCCCTTCTCGCACAGATACCAACTGGTGGCATGACTGGGCTATGAAGGGGGAAATAAGATTTATAAAGGGTCGGCTAAAATTTGGTGGGTGTAAGAATAGCGCACCCTTCCCTAGCGCGTTAGTCATATTCCGTCCAAGGGAAGCTATGTCCGACTTCATCTAAACCCTCTAAACATTTTTTATTGACACCCTCCGTGCACCGCGCTACCTTGATCCACAACAAAAAGGAGAACCCGATGATACAGAAACTTAAACTGCTTTTTCTAAAGATCGCAACCGAGTACCGGCTCCGTAAGGCTATCCGCATCTTGGTCAAATCCGTGAGAAAGAAAAACCTCGACAGCAAAATGGTGCGCGATGAACTTATGCGCCGTGCTGCGAGGGAATCTATGGGGGGGATAAATGAGTGAGTGTGCCCAGTGCGGGACAAACCGCATCAAGAATAAATCCCCCTCTGGCAATAAGGACTACTCCTATTGCCCGAATTGCGTGGCGTTCAACCAGCAGGTCTACGTCCACAGCAAACTCTCCAACAAACAGTTGGACGAGAAAGAAATCTCTGCCAAGGAAAAACTGGCACGTACCCTCGCCGCGATCAAGGCCGTCCGCAGATCAAGGGGCATCAAATGAACACCGACACATGGCTCAATCTCGCCCTTAACCCTGCTCTGCCGGATGCAGACTGCGCAGGGGTCGTCACCGTTGAAGAGTGGACACTGGCGACAGACAAGAAACGCGCCCACTTCACCAAAGACGAACTGTTCGCGCCACCGGCGAGCGAGCGGGTAACTTCTGCGATGCTGTCCATCATAGACCCCGCTCAGTACGAAGAAGCCGAGACGGACATGTGGCAGGAAGGTATCGACGGCGGCTTTTCCCGTCACCTTTTCGAAGGCGTACTCCTTGACTCCCGCTTCCTTACCGAAGCCCTTCAAGGAGTTGGTGGCGACCACAAACTGTTTTTCCGCAAGACCGACCCTCGCAACAGCCCGGTCAAACTGGTCAGCGCGGATGGAAATCGGATGGCTATTGTTATGCCCTTCTTCGAGGTGGAGTCAGAGGGAGTAAAGTCTTGACTTCACCACAAACACCATCCACGCTGGCGGCGCGACACTGGGAGACGGTTTTAATCCTTTCACCTATCTCAGTGCTCGCTTCTAAACCCTCCCGCAGGTACAAATGCCCCTGCTGTGGACATAAAGGTCGCACAAGCCCAAAGAATCGGGAAGCGGTTATGTCCTGCGCCCACTGCCGATCAGAGTTCAACCGCGTGACGGGCGAGGTACTCGTTCAGCGCGATTATGTTGGCGACACTGAGGATTATCTTTTTGAGGAGGGATATTAATGTCTTTTTACGTAGTACCATCTGAACTCGCCAAGTTATCTGGTCGCAGCAGGCAGGCTATCGACAAGTGCCGCTCATCGAAGCGCATCCCGTCCGCCCTGTCCGAGAAAGGTGACTTCATCTATGACGTGGACGACCCCGGAGTAAAAGCAATCTTCCAATCCTTTCCGAAAGGAACTTCCGAACTCATTAAAGTTCAGGCCGCAGCCTATCAGAAGGAGTTTGCCCGTAAGCGAAGGGAAGGGACAATCAAGTGCGTTATGTCAGGGATGGCTGACCTGATGGACGACATGATGGACTTTGGCGACGTAATACTTTCAGCGGACGACGAGAGCCTCGACCGAGAAAAGAAAGAAAAAGACATTGAGTACCGTGGCAAGCAGATTGAAAAACTCGAAGTCACTTTAACAGCGATGAAGGGTGGACTCATCGAGCGGGCGTTCGTTACAACGTGGGTTGAACGGTACCTCGGCACATTGCACACTCAGCACTTGGAATTAGCCACAAATGGCATCTGTGAAGATTTGTACTCCGACGCACACCGGCTGAAAGACAGCCGTGCGGCGATCAAGGAAATGGAGAAACGACTGGCAGAGGCGTTATCTGACGTACTCAAAGGGGCAATAGCGGCAATGGAAAAGAATAGGATATAACCATGCCCCGCAAACGACCACTATCCGAACAAAGCCCTGCGAAGAAGATTTCTTCCGACGCAAAAGAACTGCGCGAGATCGTGGACGCGGTACGGGATTTTGAGTTACCTGATGACTTTCTGCTCAGTACAGTAAAGACTCTGCCGCTGGAGCCACCCAACATGCTCCCGTCCGAATGGGCGGAGAAGAATCGCTACCTGACAAAAGTATCAACGCCCTTTCCCGGTAAATTTAAATGGGCGAGATCCCCCTTCTGGAGAGAACCGCTCGACCGGCTATCCCCTACAGACCCCACGCAAAAAATCGCCGTGATGAAGGGAACGCAAGTCGGTTTCACCGCCGCGTTTCTGGAAAATGCGATAGGATTTGGAATGGCTTGTGACCCACAGCCAATCCTCTTCGTGTCAGGGGACGAGAAGTTAATCTCCCGCGCCAAGAAGACCCGCATCGACCCCATGATAGACAACTCCGGTCTGCGTCAGAAGATTCGACCGGACTCTTTGAAGAAGGGCGTTAAGCGCACAGGGGACTCTGGTGGTATGATGGAGTTTGCCGGGGGGTTCCTGACCCTCTGCGGGCCGGGAACAGAGTCCAGCTTCCAAGGGTTGTCGTACCGGATGCTGTTGCTGGATGAAGTGGACTTGTACCCTTATAAACTGGGACGTTCCGGCGAAACGGTAAAAGTTATCGAAGCCCGTGCCGACGCTTTCAAGAGCCGCAAGAAAATGGTGTACGGCTCGCGTCCAACCGTGGCGTATGGAATTTCAGAGATGGAGAAATCCCCCGAAGACGAGGCCGACGAAACCGCCGCGCAGCGTAGCCCCGAAGAAGTAGGGAGCCGGATATTGGAACTCTACCAGATGGGCGACCAGCGGAAATACCACGTTCCGTGTCCGCACTGTAAGGGTCTGCAAGAACTGGTTTTCTTTAAAGGCACCACGCATGACGGGATTTCTTACGGACTGATGTTTGACAGCGAGGCTTGTAAGATGGGGGATTTCAGCAGTGTGAAATACCAGTGCCGCCACTGTGGACAGCAATTTGAGGAATACTACAAAACCGAGATGATTCAGGCAGAGGCGGGGGCGACGTGGGTACCGACCGCCAAAGCCAAGGAACCCTACTTTGTCAGCTACCACATGAGCGCGATTTACTCCTTGACGGTGGAGTGGTGGGAAATTGTGAAGGAATTTTTGCAGGCCAAGGGCGACCCGTCGAAGATGCAGTTGTTTTTCAACCGCTATCTCGGACTCCCGTTCGAAGATCGTTCGGGCGGACTGGAGATCACCAAGGTGTCCGAACGCGCAGGCGGGTACGCAAGGAACTCGATACCCAAGCGGATGAAGACGGAATCTCCGCTGTTCCTGACTGCGGCCTGTGACGTGCAGACCGGCTCCAAGGGGCGCGTGGAGTGTGAGATTAAGGCGTGGGGTCGTAACTGGCGTAACTGGTCGATTGACTACCGGATATTCAAGGGCACCCCCGAAGACAAGCATGACGAGTGCTGGAAGCAGGTTGCTGCGGTGCTCGACGAGAAGTGGCGCGGCAGTATGCAGGTGGAGCGCATGTTCTTGGACAGCTCGGACGGGAACATGATGTCCACGGTCTACGATGTCTGCCGGATGTACGGCAAGGGCGAGGCGGCTTTGATGATCCCTATTAAGGGTCAGCCGGTCACGGCGAGGACGAGGCACTACCAGAAAGTGGTGGAGCTGGCAAACGAGCGGTTCCCGCTGGTGGAGATTTATTCAGACAACTATAAAAACAAACTGGCATCTTGGCTGCGGCAGGACTGGCGACCGGGCGAGGCCGCACCGATTGGCTGGGCGGAGTTCCCTGCGGGATATGATCGAGAGTATTTCAGGCAGTTGACTACAGAAGAACGAGTCACCAAGCGGATTGGAAAATATCTCGCCATCGAGTGGGTTAAGCACGGGCGCAATGAATCTTGGGACATTTTTGTGTATAACACCGCCTGCGCGGACTTCGTGATAGAGGACTACAGCACGGCGGTGCTCGGACTGGACAAAGCCGACCCCGAAGCAGTCTGGCAGTATTTTGAAAGCCTTAGAGATTGACAAGGGGTTAAGGGTATGTAGCATAGGCGCATACCAGTTCTGGTATTCTGTGCCCCCCTTATGCGGGGGCTTTTTATTGTTTTAGTCTTGACCAAAGCCAAAGCATGAAGGATAACACCGACTATGGCTACAACAACGTTTGAACAAGCAGTGGCGGCGGTGAATATCTCGGCAACGAGCAGCACCGACCGTTTGAGTAGGATAAAGGCTTTACTCGACGCAACCGAGACGGCCTTGTTCAATTCTGCTGTTGGCGGAGGAGTCACGCGGTATAAAATTAACACAGGCCAAACGCAGATTGAGGTGGAGTCTGACAGTGTAGCCACTCTGCGACTACAGTGGCGCGAGCTGTACGCGACCTACAACGAAATGTACGGCATCATCTACGGTACAAACGTAATGGTAGCCAGAGACGCATCAACAGTTTGGAGGTAACATGCTCTGGTTCAATAAAAAGCCTGAACAGCCGAAGGAAACCAGCGCAGACCACGCGGGGCTTCTAAAAGAGATGTCAAACGCAATGGCACCAACACTTTTTAACGGCGCGGACTATGATAAGATGTCTGAGTCGTTTGGATACTACACAGGCTCGACGATTCCCGGCACCATGAGTATGCCCCGCCCTTGGAAGCTCGACTATTACGCCCTGCGTGAACGGTCTTGGCAGGCTTACACGGAAAATGAACTCGCCTCTGCGTTTTTAGACCGGCTTCGTCACTTTGTCATCAATACTGGACTGCGGATGCAGTACGAGCCTTCAAACATCTTGGAGGATTTAGGCATCAATTTCCCCGACGACGACCGCAATTTCATTGAGCGGGACTTCGCCGTCTATGCGTCCAGCCCTGCGGCGAGCCTCGACAACAAGCGGGATCTCCACACTCTGGCTGACGAAGCCTACCTGAACATGAACGCCGCTGGCGATCTACTGGTCATTCTGCACATCGACAATGGGGAAATAAAAATTCAGCACATCGACGGAAAGAATCTGGTAACTCCAAGCGACCGGGCTACTCTGCTCGCCGCCGCCACCAAGCGGAACCAGATCATCGACGGCGTGGAGTACGATAAAAAAGGGCGTGAAGTGGCTTATTATGTAAGGCAGGACATAAGCTACGTTTCTGCATTGACGGGTAGCATGAAAAACCCTTTCTCCTTTGAGCGAGTTCCCGCTCGCGGCCCGTCAGGAAGATTAATTGCCTTCCGCCCGAACCGCAACAACCAGCGCATCGGCGGGGCGCGGGGCAAGCCTTTGCTGTCCCCCGTTTTGCAGAATTTAGAAATTACCCGCCGATATAAACTCGCGGAGCTACTTGCTGCGGAAGTCAACGCGCAGTTTGTCATGGCGATTGAACACAAGGAATTTTCTTCCGGTCAGAACCCTTTGCAGAAACTACCCTACGGGGGCGGTCGCCACACAGATGGACAGGCGCAGGAATTGGCAGGAGGGTGGAGCACGGATAGTGGGGATAAGATCGCGGGTAAAGTCACAAACACCACTCCCGGCCTGATGATTAACCTCGGTCGCGGTCAGGAAATTAAAGGCGTTGACGCAAAACGCCCGAACGTGGACGGCGCGGCGTTCATAAACATGATGAATCAGGACACCAGCGCGGGTATCGGCATCCCCCATGAAGTGGCCAAGATGCTTTTCTCAACCAGCTATTCTGCCAGCCGTGCGGCCTTGGAGATGTTTAAGATCATAATCCAGTTTGAACGCAAACAGTTTACCGCGCAATACTACGCCCCAATCGCAATAGAGCGTATGAGGATGCGGGCGTTGACAGGCAAAATCAAGATGCCGAAGCAGTACACGAACGCTATCATTACCCGCGATGAGACATTGCTCTCAGCCTTTGAAACTTTCCGCTTCACCGGCGTGGTCGTTCCGCACATTGACCCGCTCAAGGAAGTCAACGCCGCCATCGCCCGGATTGGAGCACTCCTGTCCACCCGCGAACGGGAAACAGAAGCGTTAGGAGTCGGGGATTTTGAAGCAAACGCCAAACGTCTCAAAAAAGAGAAAGATATTCTTGACTCTTTGGGACTGGTAGCTACCGTAAATGGCATGGTTGAGGCAGAGGAACCGGAGGAAGACAATGATAAAGACGGCAACAAAAAGACGGACGACTCCAAAGAGTGAACCTATCGTAGAAGTTCCTGTCGTTAAAAAACCTGCTCCGAAGAAAGAAGCAGAATCAAAATGAACGAACTTTGGTTCATAGAGCAATCTGCGTTTCGCGCAAGGGGGATGGAAGTTTCTTCTGCTCCCGGCCTTGACCATTTGCGTCTTGAATCAATTCGTGCCAACGCTGACCGCTGGGCATCTAAAGCCTACGCATCCGAAAATCTAAAGGTTGTAAACGGCGAAGCCGTTATCGACGTATCCGGCGTACTCTTAAACTCCGCGAACATGGTGGATGACTATTACGCTAAAATCTTTGGGGAGAGCTATACGACTTATCCCGGCCTGATCTCCCAACTGCAAGCGGCAGAATCCAACCCCGCAGTGCAGAGCATCACTTTAAATTTTGACACCCCCGGTGGCATGGTCGCAGGACTCGACGAAGCGGCGATGGTCTTGGCTGGCTGCGGGAAAAAGACCAAAGCGGTCGTTGGCTGGATGTCCGCCAGCGCGGGATACTATCTCGCTTCGCAGTGCAACAGCATCGTAGCAAGCAATTCTGCATCCTCGGTCGGGTCTATCGGAACAGTCGTTTCTCTGGTGGATGCAACCGCCCTTTACGAAAAAATGGGTGTGAAATTCTACACCCTTTCTTCGTCGAACGCTCCGCGCAAAGCCTTGGAGCCACACTCAGAAGAATTTAAAAAAGAAGTTCAACAGCGCATTGACTACTTGGCCAATATTTTTGTAGATAGAGTGGCAGAAGGTCGTAACCGGGCAACCGGCAAAGCCTTCACCAAAGATGACGTTGAACAGAATTTCGGACGCGGAGGTCTTGTTTTTGCTGGAGCGGCTTTGGCTGCGGGCATGATCGACGCAATAGGGGAAGCACTACAATCCAACCATAAGGAGGCAACGATGGGTGCAGTAGAAGTAGGTGCCGATCAAGGAGCCATCGCAAAGGCTTCCCAAGACGGCGTTAGTAAAGAGCGGGCGCGTGTTGCGTCGCTGTTACCGTGGATGTCCACGGACAGTGAACGAATCAACGCCTGCATCAAGGATGGTTCGGAGATGACTCCTGAGTTGTTGGCTGAACTGAGCGCAAAGGCTGCTGAAAAAGCTACCGAAGGCGCACAGGCCAAAGCTGAAAAAGATGAGCAGGCGCGTGTAGACGCAGAAGCCGCCCGCCGTCTGGCTGACGTGGCTCCCGTAGTGACTGGTGTCAATACGACCCCGGTTGACGATGCCGCCAAAGCCGAAGCTGCTGAGCAGGCCGTTCTCGCCGCCATCAACGAAAAGTCCAAAATCAAATTCAACAAGAAAGAAGGTAAGTAATGAGTAATCCTGTTATTACAAATTCCACGACCTCCGAACTGCTGATGGCCAACGGAATTTTCCGTGACCGCACTGTTACGGTCGCGGCGGGGGAAGTCCTCGCAAAAAACACCGTCCTCGGCGTAGTCGCCACGGGCGCAGCCACCGCTGGCTCACAGACCACCATCGCCCTCGGAGCAAATCTGGCGGCGTTGATCGCAATCAATGATGGCGAGTTCAACATCAAAGTCAACGCGGGTAATGTAACTGCGGTGACGGCTGTTGACCTGACATCTGCGACTTCCCTCCCGGAAATCGTTGCACTGTTGGACGCTAAAGTGTCCGCTCTCGGTGCCACGGTTACTCTGGTAAACGGCGACCAGATCAAGTTCACTTCCGACACGGCTGGTGCAACTTCGGCTATCGCCCTGACTCAGAAATCAGCCACGGATGACCTGTCTATCGCAGGACTTCTGGACTTCGCTGACCTGACCACGGTTGCCGGAACCGCAGTTAATGCGAACCTCGGCAAAACGGTTGCGTGCATTTCCACTGGCGCAAACGGCGAAGACGTTCCGCGTTTCGTTCTCGCGGAAGCTCTCGACAACTCAGCCGGGCAAGCCTCGGCAGACTTCGCCAACGTGCAAGTTCTCGTCGAAGGTGAAGTTGACGGAGCCAAGTTGGTTTTCGACAACGGAACTGACACTCTCGCCACGAAGATTTCTTCGGGCTTGACCATGAAGGATGCTCTCAAAACCGAAGGCATCATCACGACGACCCGTTCGGTCGAAGACAATCTCGACAACCAGTAATCAGGAGGAACATCTATGTCTGACTATCGCAAAATTATGTTGGAAGCCTTCAAATCGAAGGCTAAACCTACGATGTACCTCGCTTCGAAAGCAAACGTGGTCATCACCAAAGCTACCGAGTTCGAAATCGACATCGTTCGCGGTAAAGAAACCTACGCAGTGGACATCGTTCAGGGCGCGGGTTCTCGCAGCAACGACAAATCGCGGTTCACAACGAAGGTTTATTCCCCGTTGTACTACGATGAGTCCTACACCATCACCGCTATGGAATTGCAGAAACGCATCCCCGGCATGACGGTGTACCAAGCCGCGCAACAGGACTACAGTGCTGATCTGGCCGCTTTGCTGACCGACAAGCAAGCCCTGATTCAGGACAAAGAAATCCGTGCCGTGGAAATCATGGCTCGTGATGCTCTGTTCTCTGGTGTTATCACCATGCACAACGGGGTGCAGGTTGACTTCAAGAAAAAAGGCACCCATGACGTTAATCCAGGTGTCAAGTGGAACGCCGCCAACGGTATCCCGCTGACCAACCTCGAAGCCGCCTGTAACCTCTGCCGTGAAGATGGTCTGGTTGACGACATGGTGTTCGAGTTGACGGTTGCTGACGATGTAGTGGAAGCCCTCAAAGCTAACGCTCAGTTCGTAGCCAAAGCTAACCTGCGCCATGTGCAGAACGTGATGATGGGTATGCCTCAGCCTGCTAAGATGGGTGCTGTGTTCCACGGTATCTTCTCCGCTGGCCCGTACACCATCGAACTGTGGTCTTACCCTCAGCGTTACGAAGTCCCGATGGGCTTTGGACTCGCAGGCGAAGGCACGAAGAAAGCCTACATTCCGAGTGGAAAAGCCCTGCTTGTTCCTAAGAATGGGATTCGCTTCGACCTCGTTTACGGTGGTATCCCTCAGGTTGTTCCGCAAGTTGACCCGATTCTGCAAGGATTCGGACTCAACGGAAGCCTGACCATCGTTGAAGGCGACTACGTTCCGTATGCGTATGTTGACTGGCGCAAACAGTGCATCGAGGCTGGTGTCCGCACCAACCCGTTGTTCATCCCGCACCAGATCGACGGCTTCGTTACCCTCAATACCTTGATCTAAGGGGGTACGAGGTGTACAATGTTCCCGGCCAACTTTTTAGTCTGCTCGCGCAGCATAAAGACCTGATCTACTCAGGTGCCGGGAGCGTCCTATGCTCCCTCTCCAACGGCGTTTCGGCGCAAGGAGAGGGAGCTTTGTTTTCTCCAGACCACGCGGACTACGACGCGGCGGATGAACTGCGCGGATTGCCCAGCTTCACCGGCGTATCTTATGACCCCGACACGGGGCTGGTCGTTTCCGCAGACCAAGCAGAACTCGCACTAGACCAAGAAAAAGTCACCATCGGCAGACCCGAAAAAGGCTGGACTGGCAAAATGCGTAACTTCGACTCTACTGATTTAAATTTCCGCGTCACTGACGTAATGCAAGACCGCACCATTGGCGGGTACCGCATCGTATTAGAGATACTCAAGGCTTCCGGCGCGGGTCGCCGTATTCGTCGCACAGGGGAGGGCGGAGTATGAGCCTTGGACTTATCGCCCCCATGCACTTTGACATCGTTAAGGCTTACATGGCCTCTTTATTAGCATCTGAACGGGATGCACAGATTGCCCTACTAGAAGCCACAATGACTACCCCTGACACTATTACCGTGTCCGGCGCGGGAACAGCGGGCGCAAACGGAGTGTATACCCGGAGCGGAGCAACGTGGGTTAAAGGGAGCTATGCTTTAGTATCCTCGGTTACTACTGGAAATTGCGGACTTTCAACGTGGAAACTCACTTATACCACTACCTCCACCGTAATCTTGTACACGAACCCCTCAGTGGCTACGCTTCCTCCGAAGGCCGGATGGGTCGTATCAGCCGGAACTGCTAACGCTCCGGCTTTAGCTTATACTTCCGTCCGTCTGTACTCTGATGAGTACATCGACAACAATTTTTACTTCAATGTGTTTAAAGACCTGTACCGCCTGCCCGACGCATCGGAGCTACCGGCTATCAATATCCGTAATCATTCCGGTAAGTTCGGAGCAGGGGCAGGGAAAAACTATTTGAGCGATAAATGGCACTCCTACGTTGTCAGCATAGAGTGCTATTCGATTTCCACAGCGGAAGGTGATTCAGTGTCCAACACTCGGTCTGACCAGTTATCCGCTGCGCGGCTGGACTACTTGTTTTCCCAAGCATGGAACACCTTCGAGGCCGAAGCCAATTTTTATAAGAACTCCGCACTGCAAAGTATTGTCCGTAAGTCTGGTTTCCAGCATTGGGAACAGCACAAATACCCGGTCACAGGGTCAGGCACGGACACCGCCGAAACAATTCTAGCAATTCAGGGAATTTATGAGTTGCAATTCGCTGAACCAACTGCAATGGTTCAGGGCGTACCTTTCGAGGAGATCGTGGCGAGTCTCGAAATAGACGAGGAGTTCATAAGCCCGTTTGTTACAGTCCGAAAATAGGAGGAAGAATATGGCTACAGTAGTAAGAAGTTTTGACCCGCTGGCGAGAGCAAGTGCGAACTCGGTAACTTTCAAACAGTTAAACCTCGAACAGGCTCCCGCGCAACGCCCTGAAATTATTGGCGTACTCGCGCAAGCGGCCACGGCGAAAGCCGGAACCATCACCGCCAACGTGCCGGTACTCGCGGACGGAACCCCTGAACAGGCTTTCGGTCTGTTTGGTGCAAGCCCTGCGTACTACGTCGCTGAAAAACTTTTCCCGAAAAATGGTAACGGCGCGAAATGCCCGGTGTACTACATCCCGATTGCTGACGGCTCTGCCGCCTCGGTTGGAACGATTGCCTACGCTGGCACCGCGTCACGGAGTTTCGTCGCACGTCTGACGTTCCGCGAACTTACCGTCGCCTCCGCCGCAGACATGGTTGGCAAGATCGCCACTAACGCACTGCTGAACCCCGCTCGCGCACCCAGAGCCAAAAAGCTCGACGGCTTCAACACTCTGGGCGTTCGGTTTTCTATTCTTAAAGGCAATGACCAAGCCGCGATCACTACCTCAATCATTGCCGCCCTCGCAGAAGAACCCACGTTCCCTGCGGTCGCTACCGCTGGCGCGGCGAGCATTGGAACTTTCACTTCCAAGTGGAAAGGCTCTAACGCCAACTTCGAAATCGGACTCGTTCTCGACAACGGAGATCCCATCACCGCTGGCGATACAGGTTTGACCCTGACTGTCACTCAGCCTACCGGTGGAACTGACGCAACCAGTCTAGCCACGGCTCTCGCCAACATGACAGCCGGATACGGATTCACCCGCTTGGTGAATCAGTTCGACGATACCACCAACCTCGATCTCGTTCAGACGTGGGGTGAAGGTATGCGCGACAGCCTGATTGCTCAGTACTGCATCTCCTACTCCGCTCGCGAGTATATTGAAAGCCAGTCGGTAGCCGGAACCGTGGACATCGCCGCGATCAAGACTCTCGGTGACGCTCGCCGCCTCGATGCAGTAAACAGCATCCTGTACGGCACCTACGGCGACCTGCGCGAGTTGACTTACACTCAGCGTGACACCCTGCTCAAAGCCGGTATCTGCAACGTGGAAATTCGCAACGGCGTTCCGACTCTCATGGACGCGGTAACTCTCTATCATCCGACCGGCGTACAGAACCCTATCTTCCAGTTCGACGAGAACGTCACGAAGATTGGTAATCTGGCCTACGACATGCAGTATTTCTTCGGTCAGGAAGAATGGGAAAGCAAGATTCTTGTTTCCACGACTTCCAAGACCACGAACCCTGATGCGATGGACATCATCGACTTCGCCGCTGCGGTCAACGGACGTGCTGAACTTTGGGAAAAGACTGCGCTGATCGCCAGTGCGGAATTTGTCAAAGAAAACTCGGTGTTTGCGATTGACGACAATAACCCTTGCCGCATCAACGCCAACATCAAAGCCCAGCTTTCGAGCACCCTGCGGATCACGGACAACACCCTGTTCCTCGGTTTCCTGTTCGGAGAATCAGCTTAAAATAACCAGAATCAAGGAGGTATATCATGCCCGGAAGTAGTTTTTATGTAAGTCTCAATGGTCGTCGTTTCGCTCTGCCGGAAGACCTCGAACCAACCGTAACGATTGGTGGCCCGTCCAATAAGTCTGTTCTCCGCAATGGCGATGGCACAGCCCTCCCGCAGAAGACGTTCCAGCAGGGTTCAGTTCGGGGCTTAACCCCGCGCCTGAGCCTCGCAAACGGCGATCTGGAATCCCTGCAAGCCATCTCCGGTAAAACGGGAATCAGCATGGTCTACAGTGGGCCGGACGGCGTTTTCACAGGCACAGGATTCATTGACGCTGGCGACGAAGGCATCAAGATGAACCAAGGTAACGGCACCGCCGAAGCCTTTGCGTTCGTCTGCGAGAACGGACAACCGCTCACGCGCCGGTAAGATTCATCCCCCGTTCACAGCGGGGGCGTTCATAAAAAAGGAGAAACACAATGGCTAAAGCAGAAGTAAAAATCTGCCGCAAGGAAGCGGAAAAACAGATTCAGCAATTCAAGGACTTTTGGGGCTTTGAAGATCCCAAGTCCATCACGTCCAACGGCAAGGACTCATCCATCCCCGAAGACGTTAAAACCCTGTTCATCTCGAACATAATGACCGGTAACACCGAGGTCATCGACGGTGGCAAAACGATTCGCCACACCCTGCGCGAAAAAGCGATTGAAAAATCTGTTGTAGTGTTCAATCCGCGCCGGTTGAAGCAGCACGAAATCCGCGCCGCGCAAGCGACAGGCACGACCGAAGAAGAAATCATTTCCAACATGGTTCAGACGCTTGCGGAATTAACCCCCGGCGAATACTCCGAACTTACGGGCAAAGACGTTGCGGCGTTGTCTGCAATCGCTATGCACCTGCTTTTTATCTAGCCCGGATATTCGGGAAGTACGTACCCATATTGGTCTTGAACCGGGCAAGTCCGATCTCTGAGATAGAGAGTATGGACTTGCCTTCTGTTTTATACTACGGCAGGATGTGGGAAGAAGAAGGCAAGCGGAGTAAATCCGCATTAGATAAATTGGAGTAAGTTATGGCCGGAATGATGTATAACATGGGTCTGCGGCTCACCGCGACAGATGGTGTATCTCCGGTCATTTCCCGCATCACTCTCAAGACCGCCGAAGGCTCAATGGCGATGATGGCCTTTGGGAAGAATATCCAACGGGCGGTTTCCAAGATGCCGGGATTTATGAAGTTCGGAGCGGGCGGCGGGTTCTTGGGCAGTATGCTCAAAGGCGCGGCGATCTATGGCAGTCTGAACTTAATCCAGCGCGGCATAAGTGGAGTCATCCAAGAAACCGGACGCTTCGAGACAGCCAATCTGCAATTCTCAAAACTAATTGGCAACGCCGAACTCGCTACCGAAACATTGAAAGAAATGCAGATGTTCGCGGCGACAACGCCGTTCGAGTTTAAGCAGTCGCAGGAGATTTCCAAGGGTCTGCTCGCCGCTGGCGTTGCGGCGCAGGAATTAATACCAACCATGCGGATGATTGGGGATTTATCTATGGGCGACCCTGAGAAAGTCGAAAGGCTGTCTTATGCCTTCGGCAAAGCGAAGATGCTTGGCAAAGCAACATGGAGGGATTTGAACATGTTCGCCACTGCCGGTGTTCCAATTTTAGAAACCATACGTAACCAGATGGGGCTGAGCCAAGAGTCGTTAGAGCGATTCGTGAGAGCCGGTAAAGTGAAATTCCCTGTCCTGCAAAAAGCTCTTGAGGATTTAGCCGCGCCCGGTGGGAAGTTCCACGGGATGATGCTTGAGATGATGGCAACGATCCCCGGTCTTTGGTCTAACTTTTTGGACATCATCGGCATGGTACAACGCTCCCTCGGCGGGGTGTTCAAGGACGAGTTAAAATCCGTCATCATACAGATGCAGATTTTGGGGGGAAAGACCGTCAAGTGGATTGAAGCCAACAAAGAAATGCTCAAGCAGAACGTGGGGGTTTTCTTCACGAAGATTGCGGAAGCACTTTCCAAGATAGACCCTCAAAAGATTTTCGACACGATAGGGGCAATGATGTCCTTTGCAAAATGGGCGTTCAAAGCGTGGATAGCCGTGAGCCTTCTTACAACTACACTCAGCATGGCTGGTGGCATTTTGAAGTTCGTAGGCGCGGTGAGCGTAGCGGTAAAGGCTTTCACGGCTCTAAGATTGGCGGCGGTCGGCGTTTCTGCGATAGGGCCGGTGATAGCGACGGGCATGACCCCAGTTGCCGCAGCGTTCGCGGCAGTAGGGCTTTCCCTTGGCCCCGTGCTTGTTACTCTCGGAATAATGCTGGCATTGATCGTAGCAATAGCGGCGACGTGGCGGTATTTCGTCGCAAAAGCTAAAGGCGAGAAGTTTATGGACTTCCTGCCGGGACGAGGGAAAAAAGGGGCAGTAAAC